CATNCGTAGGAAAGCAGAATAGCATTGCTGCTATTAGTAATAGTTTTTTCATTAGAAGTTTCTCCTTACTCAGAATCGTCTGTAATTTTTTTGCGGCATATCGTTTTATTTTTTTGCTATATGTCACAGTCCACCCTAATATATGGTACGGGTAGCCGGACTCGAACCGGCAAGATCAAAGATCGAGGCATTTTAAGTGCCTTGCGTATACTAATTCCGCCATCCCGGCTCCCATTTTCAAAATCTGCCTACACTATACCACACTTTGCGAAGGTTGTCAAGAAGTTTCTTCAGCGTTGCCTACGATTTCTTCCCGGTCTACTCCAAATGGATTATGTTCGTGATACTTAAGGGTGTAGTTGGGTCTCTTTAGATTCTTTGCGACATCGGTCCCCATATAGGTACAATAACCTTCCCAGTTGTCAATCTTATAATATGATTTACACTCCGCCGTATTGTGATCTTCCAAATCTAACCACCCGAAAACCTTTTCTAGGGAATAGTGTTTCGCGTCATGCCTTTCATTTACAGGAAGAACATCTCCCTTTATGGTGCGGGACTCTTCATCAAAATAAGACCCTGGTTCATACTTCCCCGTTCCGCCTCGAATGATTCTTCTAAATTCTTTCCAGTCCTTCGCATCAAAAGTAAAAGAAAGATACTCGCCGTCCTTTATTGTCTTTCCCTTGTGCGACAGATAGAATTTTTTCTTGCTAGATATTTGCGTGCGATGCTCTTTCATCTGAAGGGCATCGTAGACTCCATAAGGAAAAGAAACATAATACTTATCAGGAACTGTCCACTTACTTATCATCTTTGATATCGAAAACGCGCGCATTGAACCATAAACAATGCTCCATGAAAGACAGTCCCTCTTATCTCTATCTTTGGGATGTATGGGAACGTAATATATTGGTATATATTTTATATGTTCCGAAGCGTGCTTTACAAAGTGACTCTTAATAACTGGGAGGGTGGTGGGATCACATATTCTGTCGCCCAAACGATGGCGGATCAAAGACTGCATTTCTTTATGGCACACCACCCATATGCTCTCGCAACCAGCGACGGCGCACTCGTATACACTTCGTTCAACTGCAAGATAATTATTCCCAATGGGAATTAGACTATCGTGCCAAGGGAATTTAAAATCTAATGGTTGCGCTGCTACCGGGACAATGCCCACCAAATTATAATAAGTTGTTGTACTCGGTTTCTTATCCATCCAGATACCGATTCCTCAATTCAAAATCTTGTAAGAGTTCGTCTTCGTCGAAGGGGGGAATTATGATTGTCTCTACCTCTCGTCTCGCCGTCTCTATTTTAACGGATAAATAATTATGCTTGGTGGGATCTTTCTTGTTCACGCCATTTTTTGGACCACGTATGCCCGCTTCTTTCATCATGTGTAAAACCTTAAATCTCACATAAGTATCACAATATTCCACGCTATCAATTTGCTTGCGGTTCAAATAAGAAACCGCTACCATATCCTTCTTGCCACTCCAATTGCCGTCTATCCGATGAGAGGGATAAAAATAAACCTCTCTAGCCAAGTCGTCGTCGCTGATCATCTTTTCGACCTTGTGGGGTGAACTTTGCCTATCGTTAATCCAATCAAGAACACGATACTTTTTGGCGCGCCCAAGTTCGTTGTCCCACCCTTCCAACTGAGTGTCATCGAAGACGATCAACTCGCCGAATCGAAGCGTAGCAAAGAAGGGACCATCCGTAAAGAGTTTTAGGATATTGTTATCCTCTACCCTAATACTTGTACCGCCGGGTGCCATCGGTGCGGTGCCGGACAAAGATAGTTGAAACGCTAATTTGTGCCACAGTTGTTGCTTACTGTTGCCTCTTTCATCCACCTCAAAGAACGAGGGGATCCTGGGACTAACCCACACTACAGGTATTTTATTTTTATACGCGTAGAGCAGTGCTGCCAAAGATCCCCCTACAATAATCTTATTGTAGTGCGGAACAATCATTTCCTCTCTTTTCTATATGCGCCCACTGTAATAGGAAACAGTTCAGTTGCTATTTCCAAACATGCTTCGGCAACCTTCTGTATCTCCCATTGCGCTCCTTCGTGGGTTCGCAAATCAATGAACTTTAGCAAATTATTTAGATTTACTGTGCCATAATATTGAGTATACATGTTCTGCGGTAGCACTCCCCTCGCTTGCTCGCGGCATACGCCAGCGTCAAGTAAACTCTGATAGACTCGCATAGATTCCTTGTGGTGTTCTCTAGTTATGCCGCTGGCGTATACGGGCAGACCACCTCCTTCAGGAAAAGACTTCTCATTCCATGCCACGATAGGATCGCTAGTGTCCCCCACATTGCTTGCCTGCCTGTTGCTATCATGTTGAGTCCTGAACTCTTTCGGTTCATAAAACTGAATATCCACATCGGTATACCTCCGTGAGATCTCATTGTACGACCAAGTTCGATGCCTGTGGTGTTGGGAGCGGACGAAGAGGGGAACAGTAAGGCGCATTGTTATGCTGCAATGTTCAAGTGTGGAGGTATGACCGTTCTTCACCAAATAAGAGATAAGTTTCTTATCGTCTTCGTTTAGTTTTTTTTTATGCACACCGAAAGAAACGCGAGCAGAATTTACCACGGATAAATCGCTGCCCATGTGTTCCACATATTCTACTGAACCTTTTCCGTCGCCATAGAGGTGAATCTTTTTCTTCCTCATTTCTCTTGGAGTAGCGGCGTGCGTCAGTGGAAACCGAAATGTGAGATCAGTCTTCATTGAATGGGGCGCCTTGCGGCGTTTCGCGCTTGAGAGTGACCGGTCCAGAACGCAGCACAATTAAGTTCTCAGGAATAATATAATATTTCTTATTAGTCCCCAAATCTATCTGGCGCAACATGTTCTCTTCCACCACCACCAACTGCCCTTCGGCAAAATAATTTTCGCAATTGAGCGCAGATTCTATTACTCGATAAATCCCGAACTCTTTGACCATCTTATAGTCTTCCGGTATCAGAACCGGCGAAGTTTCCTTCTCTGTTGGTTCCACATCTTCTAGCAATACATGTCGGTTGAGAGGGACAAGCGCTTCCTGTGTCATTCAAATCACCTTCGTCCTTTCATAAAGATTAAAGAAATCTCTCATCTGATCTAAATCTACTTCTCCCTTCATCAACCTAAACGCTTTTACTGCGGTACTTATCTCTTCTTTTGTGAGCCACCCGTTTTCGACGTAGTTCTTCTTAAGATCTCTTCTTTGTTCTTTGTAGGGTTCCATCGCTTCTTCTAATTCTTTTATAGATTTTATATAATCTACGATTTTCTCTTCTTTTTCAGTGTCAGTTGATTCAACTGTGCTTACTACCTTTAAGTTAGTTGCCATAACTAATCTCCTTTTCTGTGCGTAAACCTATTATACATCAAATTTTATTGGTTGTCAAGTCTAAAAAATTAAATATACTCAAAATTATCTTATCTCGCAGGCGCCACCTTGGCATGCTAGTTCTCCCTTGAGGTCCGTGTTGTCTTCCACTTCGCTGATCCTCGTGAGATCCACCATGCTCAAAGACGCCATCATTTGTTCATAACTTTCTTTATCGCAATCTTCAAAGGGCGGTTGCTTGTAGGAACCACCATAATAAGGAAGCACAGAAAGTCCATTATAACAATGGCGGTTTTCCCACATCCACTCTCCCACCTCGTCCCACTCATCTTCTCTGAGCGAAACAGTAGCAGAAATATTGTGAGTATTTTGGCCGCGGCGATGTCCTGGTTTGATCCACTTCTCGTAAAACCACTTTACTCTTTCCAGCAACGTGAAGGCAGATTCGTGTCGCAATACGGCGCCTTGCGGTGCTTTCTGTGGCACCGCAATCACTGCCGTGTCGTGAGGTCTAAAGTATTCATCCTCAACCAGCTCTGGGTGGTTTGCCACAAGGTGAGGATAAATAGACTCATTTTTACCAACCCTAATGCGGCGGATATAATAATCATTATGCCACGCATGGATGCCCGAACTGCATCCCAGCGCCAAAGACGTTGTTCCCGCTGGTTTAATAGTGGTAAGACGAGCGGCAGTGTTGACGCCAATCTTCTCCGCAGTCTCAACGTTGACTCTCTTAACCTCTTGTACTGCCTCTTTCAGATTTAGGTCTTCCAACCTCCTGGAGGCGATTCCAGTTAAGCTTACGCCAATCAATGCTTCCTTTTCCGTTGTGCGCTGCCATACGGAGCGCAAATAATGAAAATTAGTATATCCTGCCTGCAACGTGCCAATGAAAGAAGCAGCAGAAACGCGGTTGTTGAGGTCTTCTTGATCTTCCACATCGGAAGAATTAACTTCACACAAGTTACAAAACTGGAATGGGCGGAGCGCTATTTCGCAACACGGGTTAGTTCCATAGTCCTTGTCGTTAGAAAAATAAATGCCTGGTTCTCCACTGTTGCTTAATTTAATTTTTTCCCATAGGTTATCAAAGAACTCTCGATCTATTTTATGTCTCAGTAAAACTGCACTGTTGTTAGATCTTCCTCGCTGCGGGTTTCTCTCAAACCAATTGCCATACTTACAAGCAATCATCTCTTCGTCATCTGCTGAAAACAATGAAATCAGAGCAGCGCGGCGGATTCCGCCTGCTAAAACTGCATCTGCAATGTGGCAAATGATATCATGCACTTCTAATGATCGCAGTTGATCTCCATCTTTCTTTTCGTTGAGGATACCTTTAATCTGACGTAAACAAGTCTTGAGGGGTTCGGGACCGGGCGCTTTGCCACCGCTTGTAACTAATTGTGCACCCTTGGCGCGTATGTCACTAAAATCAAAATTGATAGTAGGGGTGCCAAAAAAATAAGATTTCATTAGAATCTTTACTGCGTCGGCCCACCCCTCAATACTATCTCCAATAAGATATCGACGATTTCGTTCTGGGTTGGGCTTTCGGATGTCGGGGAGTCTCTCGACATGATGACGCTGCACGCTGTACCCTACGCCGGTGCCGCCCAGCAGCAGAAAGAGCACCTCACTAAACGCGCGCCAGTCATCTATGGGAAGAAAAGCACAATTATAAATCCTATTGGGAGAAATCTCGATTGGTCGACCACTAAACTGCAAAGAACGCATCGATGGGAGAATTTTCTTCTCATAAACCAGTCGATACGCCTTCTCGATCTCATTATGCAGTTGAGGATAGTTTCTCAAATGCATTTCCTTATTTCTCGTTACTAACTCTTCCCACGTCTCTCTTCGCTGTTCATCCTCGTAATACCTAGCATATTTCATGTAAACAGTAATATCACTCAAAATTTTACTTGACAACTCCATAATTGCTCCCCTTCCTTTTTAGTTTATGTGTTTTGTGTGCCGCGCCACTCTTTATATTTTTCTTGAATAGCACTCAGTTTATCGTCGCTGGAAGTGAGATTAATTTGAGGGAGAACTTTGATATCTACATTGGCAGCATCCATAAAGATTGGATATACCACCCCATCGATGCCATTACGATTTTTAGCAATAAAAATTCTACCGGTGTTGTTCATTTTGTCCGCAACCGTCCTCGAAACTGAAAAAATAAAGTCCGCTACAAAGCATTTTGAATATGCTTCGCTTATAGATTCCATGGTTATAACTTCAGCGTTTATTCCACTCCTGTTGGTCTGGGAGGCCGTCCAAACAGGGCATTCGAACTCTTGCGCAATTGCCCTCAACTCTTCATAAATAGTTTCGAGATTATCCCTTTTCTCTTTTGAATGAAAAATAGGTTTTAAAATATCTCCATAGTCAACAATTACCATTCCAATGTCAATATCGCGCTGCTGAAGCTTCTCTAGATGATTGCGAATGGTCTTCGTCGTGGCCGATTTTGTAGGGTATTCTTTAATCAACAGTCTGCCAGGAATCTCGCGAATCTCTTCTAAGATCTCATCCTTTTGATTAAATAAGTCATTGAGACGAATGCCCGTAATACAACTATCGTATCGATTTCCCACACTCACATCTTGGAGTTCCAAAGTGTAGTGAACTACGGTCTCTCCGGCCTGTATGGCTTTGGCGCCCAGTCTGGTCAATACCATACTTTTGCCCACTCCGGTGGGAGCAATCACTACGCCCAACTCGCCGCTCCCCAATCCACCTCGTAAAATCTTATCTATTTCCGCCCAACCGGTAGTAATGGGGTGTCGAGAAACCAGTTGATAGCGCTGTTCGAAATCTTCAATAAAATCATATCCAAAATCTGTGTTAAGACCCAACTTCAGCGCGTCGTTGATGATTTTACTGATTTCATCGAAAGAAGAGTTCTGCATAAGATTGACACTTTGCAGCATTGCTTCTTGTAATTTCTGCTTCCTACAGAAATCTAGCGAATTGGTCTTTACATATTCTTCATCCACATCTCCGGTACGCCCGGAAACCACTCTAACGTAGAAATCTCTTACCTGTTTTCTTACTGCTTCATGGGCGCCACCAGAGTCGCTCTTCAGCATACTCTCAAAGGTGTCGCGACTAGGGTGAGTAGTGTAATCCTCTCTGTAAGCGTACACCTTCTTCACAAAATTCTGAAGGTATCTCAGTTCGAAGAAATTTATATCCAAGACTTCTCCGATTTGGGATGCAAATTTGGAATCTTCCAAAATCAATTTTGCTAATGCTTCTTGGAACGATTTCCCAAACGTACCAAATGTCTTTTTTTCTTCATCGATCAAACTATTCCCCGTCTTTTAATTCTTAATAGATCATAACCCGATTTTGTATTTTTGTCAAGAAGTTTCTTTGCTCTCGCGGACGATTCTCTTAAACACACCATAAATATCATCTAAATTAACTTGAGGGAACCCATCCGCAAACAGCATCTTTATTATTTCTGTTTGTCTAAATTGTGGGTCATAGGACTCAAATGTTGAACTGATGACTTGTGCTGTCTGGATGGATATCGAAGGACTATATAACTGCATGACCTTATAATTCAATCCAATCAACTTCAGGTTATCCAAGACGCGACCGTAAAACGTCAGATTGGTGCCTTCCTCGACCTTCTTGTGACACTCATGCTCCAAATCGCTCAACAGAAAAGTGTTCCCCTCTTGGATCATTGGAAGTCGCTTGGCAATTGTACTCAATCCTATACCAGAAACGCCCGGAAGGTTATCTGATTTGTCTCCTGCAATTGCTCGTGCCAACGCAAAGTTGGTGGGATGAATAGAAAACTGCTCTACTATTTCACGCTCATTCAGAATCTCATTTTGAATTGGCCGGTAAAGAATGGTGTTGGAATCACAACATTGAATAAAATCTTTATCACTCGACACTATCACCTTCTGCCACTCCTTAAATTCCGGCAGGAGGCACGTCTGCGCGATCACATCATCCGCTTCTACTTCAGGGAAGACAAACTGAACTACGGGCGTTTCATTGAGATATTCTACCACCCTCAACTGTTGCCACATGGCGTTTTCTGCCTCCTCGTTGTCGTCTAGATTTCTAATATTTCTATTGAGTCTAACTGGTTTCCTTCCTTCTTTATAGGTTTTCACCATGGACTTTCTTTTCTTGCTGCCACCTGCACCATCCCACACCACCACAATTCCATCCGGGCGGATCATGCGACTCAACTTTTGTAATCCACGCAAAAACCCAACAATTCCACCAATTGGTTGCCCGTTGGTGGAGATGGAAGGGTTGACTATATAATGTCTAATGAAAGCGTTATTCCCGTCAATAACCATCAATCTTTTCATTCTATTCTTCTTTCTCTTTCGCACTCTTTTGCAGTGCCGCCAGCTTTTCTTTCAACTTCTGATTCTCCTTTTGGAGACGCTTCACCTTCTGAGATGCTTTTGATACATCAGCAATCATCAACTCGTGCGCCTCAATAGCAATTGAGATAGTTTCTCGAAGCGATTTTATAAAATCATCCGCCACCTTCTTCATAAGATCCTCCTAGAGCGACCACCTCTGATATGAACCGACCATACACAGATACTACTTTTTCAATATAGTGATAAGATGGATCTTCAAAACACTTAGGTCCTCTATGATAGACACACAGCGCTAGCGGCATTTCCCCGTTCGCTAAATCTATCCACTTCTTGAGGTGCTCTACTCCCAAGCGAATATTCAGCGCCGGATCTTTCAACTGCCTACAACTATATACCTTCCCAGAGGGCGTACGATGGGATGTGGGGACGAGTTGCATCAATCCGCACGCACCCCTAGCACTAACAGCGTTTGGGCGCCACGCGCTCTCTACGTGGATAATAGATACCACTAATCCTGGGTCTATATTGTTATTATAGGACTCCTGCTCGATAATGGGCATCAAGTCACACGCCGTCTTTGCTTGGTCGTAAGTATAGTCCATTTGAACCACTACCATACATAGAAAAAAAGTAGTACCACTCACTCTTCTTCCTCCGCTTCATAAAATCGATCTGCTTCCACCAGGCGCTTATCAAACTTGAGAATAACCTCTTCGTCTAATAGTTGCATCACTCTCGCGCGAAACTCTTGGCGCTGCATGAAATCTATCCATTTTTTTACCTGAAATTTCTCTTCCGTCCCGTCGGCATAAACGAGGGTCCACCAAGGTCCGCTGTTTTTGAGATGCTCAGAACTCTTGATTGCTTCAAAGAGACTCTCGTCATCACGGATACCTATATCTCTTCCCCACATGATCTTAAAATTACATATACGACCCGCAGTCCCAAACCGGGACTTCTCTAGTCGTGCCTTGACTTCGTTTCCAATTCGATACCCTTTGTCGTCTAAAATAAAACTGCTGGCGCCTCGTCTTCCCGTTAACCAAATACGCAAACTATATGCATATGCCATTGACTTGCCGCCTGGGCAAACATACTTTTCGCTGTCAGTCGCATACTTTGGATTCTGAACCTGAAGGTTCGTTTTCAACTGATTGAGCACGAGGAGCGTAGATTGAGCATTCGCCAAAGAGACCACCAACTTAGACATGCCTTTCGCCAGTACGCGCGCTTTAACCGCCACAGACTCATTCGGATTAAAAGTGCCTTCCACATCGCTAACCGCTGGGGTAAGTGCCAAAGAGTCCCAAACAAACAACATCTTATTGTCGTTCGTTTTGAGGAGATCTTCTATAGTTTCTAGTACAAACTCTACTGAGATCGCCTGCAAGTATAACATATTTGCTAAATCTACACCGCTTTGCTCAAGAAAAGATGGATCAATGGCGGACTCCGCATCGAAATATATTACATCAATTCCCATTTTCTGGGCGTTAGATGCAATTTGTGCCGCCATATAACTCTTTCCACTAGACTCCATTCCCGCGATTTCGGTCAACTTCCCCACAGGAATGCCCGCTGATCTTCCTCGGCACACAATGCCATTTAGCCACGTCGATCCCGTAGGGATCCAATCTTTTACTTCGGTGGGGTTCTCGGCAGTAAGGTCATGCGCTACGGGCATGCCAGCCTTTTTGTTGATCAAATTGCGCATTTCGCTAATGCTCAATTTACCTGCCTTAGGTTTAGGTCTTTTCATAGAATCCCCTTTCATGTAAATAATATGCCTCCAAGAGGATTTGAACCTCTATTTCTGCCGTGAAAGGGCAGAGTCCTAAACCATTAGACGATGGAGACAAAAATGAGGCACCTGATAACCCTGTGCCTCCCCGTGGGAGGGGTTCCTAAAGTAGATCGCTAAATGCTTGATCCACCTTATCCGAATCTGAAGTATACTTCTGCGTTTCCCGTGAGAAACCTTCGGGGTTATCACCTGCCAGATGTTCATCTAACATTTTCTGTACATCCGCTGTGGTCTTCCTTTCGAACAAGGTACTAAAGTCAGGAATACTGTCTAAAAGTTCCTTGCATCGGTCGTCAGTTAGTTCCTTACAAAGTGAACTAGACTGGCGGCGGGGGGTCAACTTAGTGACGGGGAATTGACCGCCCGGCGGTTTACCATAATGAAGATCTAGATCCACGCCGGTTTCCAGATCAGTGATATCCCCGTATTCAGGATTAAGCACTAAACTAAGTAAAGTTTCATACACAGTCTTGCTGTATCCCCAAACGCGGGTACCCTCGCTCTCCTCACCACGTACTAAGACGGGCGAGAAGAAACGACTCTTAGCGTTCAATTGCCGTGCCATATTCCGAGATTCATCGTCACCTTCACGGTAAAGATTCTTCACGAAACTACAAACAGGGCAATCATCGCCAAAATTATTATTTGGACAAAGAAATCCATTTTCTTTTCCAATGTTGTAATGGAAATAAAAGCTCTTAAAAGGATCAGCATCTTCAGTCGGAAGAATGCGAATCGTTTGCACGCCATCGGTAGGTTTCCAAAAAGAATTCCCACCACCCCGTGCCTTAAGATTATTTAATTTACTTTGCATTTTTTTCATATCAATCGCCATTAATTTTCTCCTTTATAAACGATGCTGACATCATACCACGCCCAACTCAATCTGTCAAGACTTTATTCGCAAAAATCTTATTTTTTTCATCTTCGCTCATCTCAATCTCTCGAATCTGCCCAACCACGGATTCCCAATTGAACACGCGGAAGTTATCCTGATCAAGATCCCATACCAGTTCCATGCCGTTAGACATTTTACGATCTGCGTCAGATCCTTTCATCTTGGATTCCAAAAAGGGTGGCGGTACATCATCTAACTTAACAAAAGTCATATGCCTCAAATCATTATTTTTCTTACGAAACATTCCTGTATAAATCTTACTCATCATAATTTACTCCTTGTATGATTTTGGTGTTTGCTAAAATATAAATATAGTTTTCATCATATGGGGTGGGATACACCCCAAAACTAGTTCTAATCGTTGAGTCCTCCTGCTTTATTCTTATTTTAATCTTAGGTAATAATTCTTCATCCTTATCCAGTTGCTTTTTGTTGATAGCAAAATAATAAACTTTTTCGCCCACATAATCAATAGGATAAAACATCTGATCTCGCATCTTCTCGAAAGTCCCAATGCCTATGGTAGAAATCCGAGAAATGCCACTAATCTCTTTAATGTTGGAAAGTGCGGGCGTTGAGTTCTTATATACGTTAATCATGTGCAATGTGGAAGAAATTATCTCATTTATCTTTTGATAATATCGAGAAACAGGAATTTGCCCTATAACCTTTTCGATCTCACCATTAGAAACAATGTAGAGTTTTTCCAAAAGTCCTGAGCGCGCATATTCTTGCAATACATTGAATACAATTTTATCTAAAATAATGCCTGATTCAGTAAGAAAAGAAGGGTCAGGTTTGACGTACACCAATTCCATCGTATTGTGGCGCAATGCCTCCATCACTCTAAGAGTACAGGATGAGATGGATCCCCCACCTCCCACTATAAGAAGAACATTGCCTTTTATTTTTTTTAGATCTGAAAAAATCCTCTTCGAAAATTTTTCCTCATATTCGCTTGGAGAGGACCGTTTTGTTATGGGGAAAACGCGGTCTGCTTTCTTCAGACCAACATCTATCTTATAGACATCGTACTGAGGGTACTCATCCAGCAATCCAGCGATGCGNCACCCCGCCTTTCCTATGCCCACCACATTCATCATACAGCAATCTCCTTCATGCTACCAAAATCTTTTCCCACCTTTACTCCAACCCTATACTTTCCGAAGCGATTAGACGCAAATATGTTTTTGATCTCCGGTATATTATAGCGCGTTTCGGCGGGAATGTCAAGCACAAAACTATCGTGAATCAAAAAAACTATTTTCGAATCGGATTCCTTAAGAAATTCGCGCACTTTGAGCACTTGCTCTAAAACCAGATCGCTGGTTGTGCTCTGAATGATATAGTTTAGAGCGTAATGTTCGCCCGCTTCCATTTCCCTTCCAAACGGAGTTGTCACCTTCGTGCCGTCCCAATACTTAGAGAGCACTGCATCTCGGTCATAGGATTGATTCAGCAAATCATCTTTGGAGTCTGGATTGTATAACCATGCAAAGACTCTCTTCTTCGCCTCTTCTCGGGTGCACCCATCTCTGAAGATGTGGCGCCTATTCCAGTCGTGTATATCCTCCATCGGTTGCTCGATGTTCATGGTCGCCAACAGCGTTCTTAGTTCTGCTGCGTTATAATCGAACTCCACAAAGAAATCATTAGTTGGTTTTAGTATTTTTCTAAAATTCTTAGGAAGGTTCAAAATAGGAAAACTATCTCTCTCTAGAGTAAGGCGACCCGTGATAGATCCGTGCTGGTTATAAGATATTGAATTGGATGCCCCCCTCAACTTCTTCAAGTTTTGCCTCACCACCATGGAAGACACGTCCCCTTTCATTGCCCCCAAGTCAACCCTCAGAGGATTGGACTTTATCTCATCAAAGAGTCTCTCTAGCCCAAGCATCTTATCATAATTGGAAGGGCGCTCTATTTTTTCATATACCCATTCTATGATGTCGCACTTGACTTGAGAGTATTCCTTCAAAAACCACTGAGGTATTACGTCATAGGCACAGACGCTATTCATGTCCACCTTCGCGGTGCAAAGTGCATTCTGAAACGATGCTCTCTTCTTCTGGAGGCGGGCCCATTCTTCTTGTAGGTGGGGGGGACATATTTCACCAAGAGTTTTGCCCAAGGCATATAACTGAGTATACTCCAGATAATCTTCATGAAAATCTGATTTGTAATCCCATGTTATAAACTGATCTTGAGTTTTCTCGGGTGCTATATCGCCACTATAATAATATCCTAAACATTCTTTCTTTGAATCTAAAACAGTAAAAACATTATCTATTCTCTTCACGATATTTGCGCTTTCTTTTAAACCTAAAGGATCCTCGACGGTAAGGGACCAATTGGTCCGAGGGGAACCTTCTTACCTCTTTATTGATGAACTTAAACGCTGCCGCCTCAGTCGAATAAGTAAAAAAATCACTCGCTTCTTTCACGATATGATCAAACTTATATTGATTCCAATCGCGATTGGTTTCCTTTGCCCTTACATAAACATACAAACGAATCCAAAATAAATTATTATACTTTTCTAAAAAATCCTGAAGAGACAGTGTAGCACGCGGGATCACCTTTGTCAAGCTAATTTTTTTGTCTCCCATCTCGCGTACAATGGGAACGCGGACCTCAGGAGAGTCTGTAGTGAACGCTTGATAATATTGAAAGAGATGGGATTTCATGCTTGGAATATCCAGAAAGTAGGAAGTATAATAATACTTCTTAAAAAGCGTCTTTAGAGTTACCCCATACTTTGACATGAAGCGCTGCATAGCAGGATACCCTGGAAGCGCAACGAGTCTCCAGGGCGCGTTCCTGTCAACTGCAAACCCATGCAGGTTCGCTATCTCTCTATATACTTCAAAGTTATTACTGTTTATAAAATCAGTTATCTTCTCTAGATCGCTTCCGTGATCGTAAAGGTCACTTAGTTCGATCACCAGTCCGCTCATCAGCGGAGAGGAATTTTTACTCATAAGATATTCAGTCTTAGTGAACGGAGTCACCAAGAGCGCCTGGTCCGCCAATTGTGTAAACGCCTCAATGAAATCATCAAAGTCTACAATATCTTCAGAAACAGTGGGCGTCAAGAGATGAGGATAAAGGTGAGTCCCATAAAAATGCTGCGCGTGGCGAGTGTAGGCGACATTCAGACTAACCCATCCTGCTGACGCCACCAATTCGAAAGGAGTTCCTCCAATGTTGACTAAATTATTTTTCGACTGCTGAAAGCGCACTGCATTACGGAGCGCCTCAAATGCATCTGCCACAAAATTCAACACATAACATACATTATCGCCAGTTCCTCTTAGTTGCTTGAGGTTTGCCTCCGAAGGGTACACTGGATCCCCGACACTATTGAGTCTCCCATAATTCCCATCGTCATACCAATAGTCTATGGCACGATAGTTTCTGATGCCCTCTGGGTAATTGTCTTGGTATTGAACGCGCTGATCAAACGAGGCGCTTGCTAGCAAATCATTGGCGCCGAAACTAATTTTCATTTATGCTATGGTTCCTTCCGGATTTTCTATATCCTGATAGGGAACTGTGGACCAAATAGTAGAAGTCGCTTGCCCAAATGGCGAATCCCCAGGCAGATTCCCATAATACTCGAATGCACAATCTAGAACAGTCTCTAGTTTACCTTCCTCTGCTACTGTCGAAACCGATGTAATTAAATAAAATCCCCCCAACCCCAATTTTCTCGCCAACGACAACCGCGTATAAGCATCGGCAGATCCTAGAGTGGCAGGGTTAAGATACACGTATTGACCAGGTTGAAAGAAGGCAGACCCAAACAATCGTACAGTGGCATTGTAAGGTTCGAGGATGGCGCCCACACTCGTATCCCCAGTGTTGTAGGCTTTCATAATGTTCCAATCCCTGATGTGTCCCTTGTCTGTTCTCTTGAAATCTATAGACTTAACGATACCAGCGTCGGTACCTATCTTCAAGTGATAAATGCCTTCTTTTATATTTGCCACCTCGTCAATGTTGGTAGAACTGAACGGAAGACTAGTAGCAGAAAGGACAAGGTATTGGGTGCTGATTCCGCTGTTAAGGGTGGGATCAATATAGATGCGGTTTTCGCCCGAACTATTTACCACACTATTGGGTTGGGAAACCACTCTCCCCCTTTGTAAGAGAGAGTTTCTCCCCGTTAAAATGCCGCGCCTTACTCTTTTCCTCTCGTTATAAAGGCGCATTGCGTCGGTGCCAATTTCGTCGCCGGCGCGAGATTGGAGTGTACCTTTGAGCAACTGATCTAAAAGGGCATTGATATAGTTGTGAAAAGTCCACACTGTGTTGCCATTCTTCACATTTTTATCGAACCATACGCTATACAAATCAAGAGAGATGGGAAGATACGCTAAATTTTCATTCTTACGACTGGTGCTAACAATATCATTTTTTTGCTCCTGTGTCAAATTAGCAAAACTTGTTGCCTCGGACACTTCTTTTTTGAAAATTTTCCAATCTAAATATTCCATATCCCCAAGAACTATTTCAAAATTTCTATCCACTGCTTCTGCATTGGATGGCAATCCCGTCAATTCTCCATAGTTTGGGAGCGCATTGGATATGAAGTTTATAAGATCTCCCAAAAAGAAATAATAAACTCTTCTATATCCCCTCTTCACTGGTCTCTTGTCGAATGTCTTAGATGTGCTTCGATTCTTGGGCAACTGCCCACGTACATACCAAGAGTTTCGAACCGTCATGGAAAAGAGTGCCTTCTGCCTTATTAGATATTGAACAAAAGAACCATAATTGGATGCCCTGAGATTTTTTTTCTGCTCATCTATTTCCTTCGTCGTTTTTTCAATGTCCTCTTGGATTTTTGACATTTCTTTTTCTAAAGCATCCGTACTCTTCTGGGTGGATTTTGCTTCTTTTATATCGCAAGCAAGTCCCTGGGGGGATGAGATGCTCTTTTGTGTCTGCATCTTCATAGTTTCCAATTTTGTGATCTTTTTAGCAATAGGATTAGTTCCGTTGCTGGCGAGATTAAACACATCAGTCTTATAGGTGTCTGTGACTCCTTCATACCATGCTTGGTATTCAATTTCTAAGTCAATAGAACCATTGTCTCGAAAAGAAAATCGATGTGAGCGTAGAGACAGCGCGAGCATCACTCGGGAAGTGTTAACTGCGTCTTTCAATGCATCACTTAATTCATTGTTTGAGGCATAAACATATCCCACCTCTACCATTATGGTGTAATCCATAAAGTTCGGGTTTATGTCTTCGCACTTATTTTCCTTTTGTGCCGGCGTTTCTTCAAAGTCGCATTTCTGACTGGCGATTTTGGCAGTCTGAGATCTTCCTTTTTGAATAATAAGATCTACCCACTTAGGACCGTAGTCGCACTGGTCAGCATCTGGCGGCAGTAAATCATCTATAGTTTGGAAATGCAATTTGAGAGTCGCCATCAGCGTGCGCGGAGCTGTGTATGCATCAGTCCCCGTTGTTTTCCACTCAAAACTTTTGAGACCAACCCCCGAACCGTATATGCTGGTGGGTGCGGTGAGATCTCCTACCCGCAGAGAATCCGCAAATCTAAATTCATCCATTTGGTCGGCCTCGTGTTCAGGACCGGGACTCAAATATTTTTTAAAAATACGAATACTCGGCATGAGGGAGGACAATTCTAGAGGACTGGCATTCAAGAGAGGTCCCAACTTTCGACTACACGACATTACATTAGTTAGATTACCTTCGACGCCCTTCACTAAAATCAAATTGGGGAACTCAGACTCGTGAGGGGTGTCCGATGTCTGCCGGTCTTTCGAAATGGTACTTAGATTTTGTAATAAATAACTTTGTTCAGATTGTCCCTTTTCCTTGCGAACCTTCTCAGCATTCAGAGTTTTCTTTTTCCGTGGAACAACACCCTTTGCGCACTTATCAGCGCTCTCTTCGTCGCAATGCTCTTCTGCGCCCGATTGCCAGGTAAGCCACTCGTCGGCTTTCTTCGTTACACACGTTGTCCACGCCTCTGTATCCCTGGCGTCCTTAATGCACTTATCTATCTCTGATTGAGATAATTTTTTCTTAATCTCACCAGCGGGTTTTTTATCAACACCTTTCTCTTTATCGGTGCTTTCTTCAAACTTAGTTCCAAAAGATCCTTCGTGGGCGAATCCAACCATATGAATTTCCCTCCCCTTAGCGGCGGCGCATCAAAAGAGGCAGTATCGCATCTAGCGGCAATGGTATAGTAATTACTTGACCTGGGCGGACATCTGCTTCTGTGGGTTTGTGGTTATACCAAGCAATGATCCACCACAAACTAGCGTCCCCGTAAAATCTATGTGCTAACTTGAAATACTTATCGCCTGCTTTCCATGCGTAATCCACTTCTTTGAGGGACGCTCTTTCGCGCGGAGTGGGAAAGGATAGTCTTGCACTTTTATACTGATTTATAAACTTAATGCCTCTCTTTTTCAAAAGAGGTTTATACATTTCATTCTGATTCCTCACTATTGTCCTATTATCAAACCGAGATGTCATTTATATCTCTCTCCTATCCATTTGGATAAGGAATCACATCACCGATGGATCGGTGAACTAGTCCCTGATCTATAGCGTCTTCGCCCCACTGTGTTGCCATGCCTCCGAAAGTAGGTCCGAGCAAATCGCGAGTACGTATTTCCATGCGTGTTCGCAAGAGATCACTCTTAAGATTCAAGCGATTATGCAAGCGTTCCTGCCATGTGTCACCCCAAATGGAATGTTTCATCGCCTCTTTGCGTGCGTCCATACCCGATCTTATGTCATTTGTGGGAACCTGGTCTCTCACCTTCCGCAAGTATGCCAACTCTTCCTCACTCATTCCGCCGGCGCTAACTCCTTCATCAATCATTTGCTGGTATCTCTCTCTATCTGACATACGCTTAAAGGAAGTGGCATCTTGGACACCCTCCCAGCTTTGACGTAGAGTGTCCGGGCCAACCTTGACCCCAATCGGATGGCGAGACATTGGGGGAAGTTCTTCGAGGTGAGTTTGGGGTGTGACGGGGTTCCGAGAATCCCATGGAATTACGGCCTCTCCGATACCATAAGGAAAATTAGGATTGTTGCCGTCAGCGTTGCTTGATCCGGGGGACGGAACTGCTGCTTTATTGCGCCATTGACCGGTATCATCCCATCCCAGTTTACTATCATGGAGCACACTAAATTCAAAAGAAACTCGAATACTTTGAGGATAAAAATTTCCCGTATGTTTTCCGTCCACCATCTCATCAAAAGTGCCTTCTTCTAAGATAGGATCATAAGAAATGCCACCGATCACGCCCGGCAGTCCATCCATTTGCGGCAGGCCATATTGAGTGCGTGGCCTGCCGGTCGCTTCGCCTATCAAATTACCAAACTTAATTTTAAAAAGAGGACCGCTCCTAATGGTGCTAGCGCCTCCTCGTATAGGAGTAGCACTATCTGTGTCATATACAGGATAAAGGCGCGAGATTAAGCGATTCATGTTCTGCAAGTTCCATCGTGCTTCCTTCAAAGATACCGAGGGAACCGTAAACCCAATATTGATCGAACGCTGTACGGACTTAAACGTAGTGATGGGATCCATCCTGCCGAACACCTGTTCTTTGTGGTAGTCGGTGGTGTAATTATCTTTAAATTCGGTTATAAAAGCTTTGAAGGATATAATTGTTTTAGTAGGAATATGATATATTTCCACAATCTCATTGTTCCTAAGCGCAAGGGCGGCAGTATCATCACTGTAAGATTGATTGGGGTCTCCTATGCCACCTCGCGCCTTTATTACGCCGCCACGAAGATCGGGCATTTCTTTTTTATTTAGCCCGCGTGAGGAATATTCCTGGATCATCGCGCGCGCGCGTGAGGAATATTCCTTGATCATCGCTTGATCCCATAAAAAGCGAGTAGTGTGTCCTGGTGTATGTGTCATTATTATTCTCCTGCGTTATGATCCATAAGTAGTTGTCAATTCGTTTCTGCTGGTGTCCAGTATAAACCTTTTGAGAGGTCGTCCATCAATATTAAGTTGAATAACCTGACCGCCGCCCGATGCGGCCGCTCCTCCGGTGGTGCCGCCAGATGCAGCAGCAACTCCTTGTGTGGCTTTCAATATTTCTTTCAATCCATCAACAACATCTTTGTTGGAAGCNACCTCTCTTTGATANTTAGTNGCTTCTTTNATAATTTGGACGGCGCCAGTAGGATTGCTTATTTGAGCGGCGGGCTCTAGTATTGATTCCATGCCAATAACAAAGTCCATAATTTTTTTAGATGGAATCTCCAAGATGGCTTTTGTAATTTCTAGAATAGAAGAAGTAATGGTCTTGAATGACGCTGGGATACCAAGCGCCATGGAAGAAAGAGATTGTGTAAGTTCTAGGATAGAAGAAATAACAATATTGAACGTGTCTCGGATACCAAACGCTACAGCAGAAATTTCTTTAAGCATTGTCATCACCAGAGAACCTAGTCCCGCCAACATTTCATCAAAAGAAGGAATCTCAAGAAGGTCGAATATTCCAGTAAAGTTCTTCAGGAATTTGGATCCCATCTTTTTGAATCCACCAATAATCCCTCCCATCCAACTCTCTCCTGCATCCTCTCCCACCTTGGCATCAGAATGGATGCCCAGAAAATCTGTTACAGATTTCCAAGCGCCGCTCACCTTTTCAACTAGTGCTGCTCCCATTCCATCGAAGGGGTTTATTATTCCCTGAAGAAGTGCAGTTCCTATTTTGCCAAACAGACTGCTGGGGGCATCAATGGGACTCCCCGAAAGGAGTTCTACCACTGCGTCATAGGCATCGCTGAAGAATTTTCCTATCTTTTCTCCAAGCCATTGAAATGGCCACAAGAACGCGTCGACCGCCTGAATCGCAAGATAACCAAGAAATCCCGGAATATATTCCAGAGACTCCATAACAGCATTGAAGGTTTCCTTAGGCTCAAAAAAGATGGCGTTTAGCATTTTACCAAAATAGGCGAAACCGCTTATCACCATATCAAGAAAGGACTGAACAAGAACAGCAATTCCGCCGAACCAGTTGCCGATGAAACTCTTCACGAGGTTATCCGAGTTAGCCCACTCCTCTAGAGTTCCAAAAATGAAGTCACCTATGTTAGTAAAGAAATCCCCCAACCACGTCATAATGCCAGCGGTAGTGTCTTCACTAAGCAATCCCAACGTAAAGAACGATATGATAGCAGTTACCAATCCTGCAATTTTTTTCGCGACGCTTCCTTCTCCCATCACATTATCTGGTAGTAGTGAATCTAACAATGAAGTAATGGTGAAAACCATCATAATCTTAGACATTGCCTGAGAGAACAACCATTTCAACCCTTTAAACAGTTTTGGTCCGAATTCTATAATTTTACCAGGAAGTTTACCCAGCGACGAGAGTATTTTGCCCGGCATGCTCGTCAACCACTTTAGGGCCGTGCCGCCGCTCTTTGTCATGGCGCCAAACATCCTTGTCAGGGCGTTGCTTATTTTCTCTCCAACATGCTTTATGACTTCCCACAGCAAACGAAAGATGTGGGATACTCCCTCGAAAACCGCAGTTATTTTCTGCCCTGCTTTTTTGACAATGTTCGCGGCGGTGGGGAATGTTTTCGACATCCACCCCGTAAATTGCTTCCAGCGACTTAGTGTCTTCTCGCCATCCTTTTCTCCTGCACTAAATAACCACTTGAATCCTTTACGCACAGCAAGAAGGGGTTTAATTAAAAAGAGAATAACAGCAACAAAGGGACCAAGAACATTGTCTAGTAGGTATACTCCCACAAGAATGAGAAAGCCAATCGCCTTCCCAAGCGCGTTGAGGGCGCCGATGATTGCGTCCTTATTCTTGATTAGAAATCCATCCTTCCCGAAGATTGCCTTGATGCCTGCCTTCATTGCGTCCATCACATCCTTGTTCCTAAAAAAAGCAGCAAACTGAAGTTGAATCATCTTCATCAGGTCAACAGTGCTAGTCAGCATTTTCTGCATTTTTTCCTGGTTTTTCATTTTCTTTGCTGCTGCTTCTGCTGCTTTTTTTTCTTCTTCAGTTTGAGAACCCATCAACTGTGCTAGTTGTGCTGTGTCTACTCCCATCGATTTCGCAAGTGCCTTTCTCTCATATCTTTCCATTTGATTGAAAGTTTTTCCTTGCGCATCCAAAACTCTTTTGAGGGCATCCACTCTTTCGCTTTCGGACATCGCCATCATATCTACGCTATTAAGATAATCGCCTCCCAAAATAGCATTCAACGATCCAACCGAATCGGCAGCGGAATCAAACGTATCAAATTTTGATGCAATTCCTAGCACATCCTGGTACGCAAGACCAGTCTCCTTGGCAGTGGCTTGGAGCGCCAAGAAGACCTGCTGTTGCTTGTCCCCTTGCGCAGACAAGACCGCCGTAGTGGCCTGCCAATCTTCTTGCATTTGTCGAGGCAACTTGCCCAATGTGGATGCCGCTGCTGCCAATCCTCTCTGAAAGTGCATTGCCTCTTCGCGGCTCTTTCCCATGCCAACCATAAGGTAATTTAGACCTTTGCCTGTGGCGCTAGCAGACATACCAAGTCGCTCTAGGCGCCCTGCGTGGAGAGTTAGGGCATCTCTATTTTCTTTCGACTCACTAGTAAGTTGCGTAAAACTTCCCGCTAGTCCGATAAACGCCGCAGCTGATTGCTCGATATCGATGCCCGATGCATAGTCCATAGCACTCGCCACGGTTGATGACATTTCCCCCGCAGTTCCTGTCGCGGCGCTGACCTCTGCCATCGCCTTAGAAGATGCAAAAAGAAACTCTAGCGATGCCTTGAACATCGCTCCTATGGCAGCAGAAAGCATGTTGGTAATACTGAAGACATCTAGAAAAGAAGAACCAAGTGATTTTATTCCTTCCTTCCAATCTTGAGTATTTCTAAGATTCTGGCGGATGTTGCCCCCCACAGTAATCATTTTCCCCAGCAAACTATCAGTAGACTTAGCAGATAATCCTACTTTGACAGCGAAACTTCCCATCAAATCATTCAATCCAGATTGATTTTTTAGTTTCTTTTTCTGTTCTGCTACGCTATTTTTTTGAGTACGAAGGACTTCTCTATTTGCCGCTACTAATTCCTGCGTCTTCTCTATTGATTTTTCGGCAGCGGCGATCTCTGTGGCATTGAGTTCCCCCTCCTCGATCTTGCGCTGAAGGGATTGAGATTCCATTTCGGCAAGTTGCGTCTCATTTTCTAATTGCTTGTATTGTATGTCAAGATTTTCAAGTTCGTATGCAAGTTCTTGCTCGCGGGTTCCCAGAAGCGTTTGGGCAGCTGTGTTCCTTTCGAACTCTATGTCCTTCAAGTCTTTTTCTAAAGTCTTAGCATCCTCTACTGCATCCCTGATCCTCTCCACCAAACTGGATCTCTGTGCCAGAGCCTCTATAAGTTTCTTCTGCTCGTCAGTCAGTTCCTTTGTCGCTTCAGTTTCTTTTTTTACTTCTTCAGCACCCATACTTTAGATGTTCCTATTTTTCAAATGGCCACTTTAGTCCGGTCGTTCTTTCAAACTGCGCTATGGCAGAACTTAGTTGTCCCTTATTGCGATAAGTCTGTGGACTGTCTAGTCCATGATCGCGCCAGGATTGAAGATATCTTTTCTCGGAGTGAAGTGCGTTGGCGAAAGTCCTAATCTCCATGGGATGACCGGTCAGTTGCAAGGGGAGAGTTCCTCCCTTATAGAGAGATGGCATAATCCATCTCAGTATGGCACCAAAAGTTAACCACCAACTTTCGTTGAGTTCTCCGCTATCATTTCGTGCTTTAGAAAAATCAATTACTGCTGGTACCAAGTCCCTGTCATTACTCATGCTATTCACCCTCCAACTTCTCTACTAATAAATAGATAGTTCAATAAAAAAGTAAAGGAGGGTATACCTCCTTTACTTGCTAGAAGCACCCTTTACTTGATCTGCTTCATCCTTCAGTTGTTTTGCTAATCTTTCTACAAACCAATTCCTCAATTGAACTGGTAAATTGTATGCTTCGATAAAGCTCCATCCGCCATAATATTTAAGCACAAAGAATTGCTCATAAACGGACTTCATGTATTCATTGGTCAGGCCAAAAAAAGTCGGCGGTCATAGGCACCTCCATGGCCTGCTCGTGATTACAACTGTCGCAGACGAACTCCTGCGTAAGATCAATGTTGGGTGTTAGTTTACCAAAAATTTTCCTCAAGTACCGAGAATCGGTAGCGGGCATTACCTCAATAAATTTATTAATTTGTGATTTATCTTCCACACCGTTTACCGAAACGATAAACGATCTGAAGTGCTCAGTTAGAGCACTCTCTGGTAACTTCCTTTTCTTTTTCATATCCTGTGTTGCAACAATGTGGCGCTCATCGCGCCCGGTGAGTAGTCTCACCTCCACTGTCAGTCCAATTTTAGGCAATGTAATAAAATAATTGCCATCGGGAGATAACTTAACACTATGTGCTATGCTCTCATCATCACAGTTGTCCAAGTCAATGGGAGGAGTAGTGCCGCGATTTGATAAATCAAACTCGTATTTACTCATCTCGCCGCACGAAGGGCAACTTACATTGGTTTGGTAGTCTGCCCCATATCCACTCACTCTGGTGGACACTAGCACGGCATTCTTGTCCCCAACTAGCAAATCCTCCACGCGGATATTACGGTCAACAATAATACTTTGTAGTAACCGATCCAACACCACACCTTTCTGGATCAATGACTTGGACGTAAGAATATCTTCTTCCTTCGCTGTCATTTCACGAATTTCAATGGTGGGAATGTTGTGTAGGGGATGACCCTTAGCGTAGAACTTACCTTCAGAAGGCAAGTCTACTAACTCAGTGGGACTAACATATGATAATATATCGCTGGGTGCTTCTTGGTTACTTAATATAGGGGGAGCATCACTGGAATCCTTGGCACCCGGCGTAGGAATCCCAAGACGCTCCTCATTACTTCTTCTTGTCATTTATACCTCTTCTTATTTCTTACTCAGTGGCGCGGATGTCATCAGGCATTTCAGGAGTGAAACATTCCAACGTAAAATAATCAAATCGGATTTCCATCGTCACCTCCATCAGTCCTTCCGACTCGTAACTTAGTTCGCCGCCAAAATCCACGCTTTTAATCCACGCGGAATGAAGGGTGGTCTTATCCACCTCGTTCCCTTCTCCGTCCAACTGAGTAATAATGACGTGCTCTAGGGCAGTCACTCCCCGACGTTTACTAATGGTAGACATATCGGGTTGATTGGGAGAAATATCGGCTTGCTCAATGAGATTGGGAAGTCGATATCCAGAAACTTGAATCAAGTCATACAGTGCCTTGGTGGAGTGAGGATTCGCCGAATCTACCAAAGTAATGCTAATGGGATCGTAGGTGACTCCACCAGGATAATAAAAGGTATGATTGAGAAACTTATGTTCCGCCTCTCCAATGGTCATCTTGGGCTTGTTTATCTTTTTAGCCACATAGGACATCATCGGGGAAAGTTCAGGCGCCGTTATCTGGACAAGCCACCTGTGTTGCCTCTTAGGATCTGCTAATGTTATATCACTCCAGAATGTCATTGTTTATTTTCTCCTTGAATTCGATATTGCACTACTAAATAGTATCCACTTTTAAGTTTTTATTATTAATCATCAAAAGAAGCTCCGGATCTTGTCACGACGAAATCTAGGGCGATAAATTCAATTGCACGCGCGGGTTTCAAGAAAATCTTAGCATACATAATGTTTCTATCTACCAAATCAGGCGTAGTAGTTGACTCGTCCAAAAGAACTTTGAAATCAGTCACACCCAATCTCGTGCGCACACTGGAAAGGAAGGGATTTACTTGCCCCAAGAACCTGTTCCAAGTAACCTGCACATTCTGATCGAAGAGCAACCGAGAAGCAATTCTAGAAATTTCTCGCTTGACGAAAATCAACATCCTTCGAACGTTAATCCTATCAAGAGCAGACTGAGTTACTTGTAAAGTTTTTTGTCCGAAAATCACAATCCCTTCTGCGGGAAACTGAGCGATGGGATTAATGTTGGCGCTGTAAAGATCATCTCTGTCTTCAGAGGTCAATCGTTGGCGAATGTTCGTCACCGGAAGACCTGCACTTCCCTCTGTCAATCCGCCTCTAGTGAACCCGGCAGGAGCAAACCATAGTTCGCTCGCCTGCTCGCTGCTAGCGAAAGTTCCCAAAGCAACCACACTGGGTGGTACCCAGAGAGATCCTCCGGTAGTTACCGTATCACTAATCTGAACCCATGGATAGTAGGAACACCCATAACTGTTATTGATGCCCCTGTTATCTAACTGAGTAATAGTATCTGCCACACTTCCCAAACGTTGAGCAGCACTTTCGGTGCTCTCCGTATCGGGTTGATATCCGCCCTTCAAATCAATGATGGCGAGAGCATCAGCGCGAGCTTCACATACGGTGAGAAGGTTATCAGTCAATGTAGTCTCAGTGAGACCGGGCATTGTCATCATATTACATTCTACCACCTCTGGGTCCGCTACGGAATCTATCGCTCTTTCGATAGAAGCATACGTATACTGCGTTGAAGCATCTACGCCACTCAGAAGAGTGTTGCGAAATGGTTCTCGCTCCAAAATATTCAAACCTTCAAATCCTCCCTGGAGGACGGTCGTAAACTTGTTGAACCCTTCGTCGAGAACACTTTTGTAATCTCCCAAGGCAGTAAAGGACGTGCCAGCGGCGCGTGAACCAGAAGCCCAAGTCGCCAACGATCCCGACACTCCTTCCTTAACATCGTCCAATGAAAAGACCCAAGAATGTTCTAGAGCATCTTCTGGAAGCGAGAGGTTATCCACATCGTTAGGTTTGCGTCGTACCAAATCTACAAGAGAAGGGTCGAGGCGATTACTATTAGATTTATTGGTAGTCGCGCCGAAGCATGCGTTCTTTTGGTTAGTAATAATGCCGTCATCACTATTGGTCCGCGTAGGTACTTGCGGAAACTGAAAGGATGCGGTCGTTACGGTGGCATTGGCGCCGAAGGCAATCAATGCGCCGTCGCCGGCAATCGTGTCAGGGACGCTATTAGCACCCTTCACATACCGCTTATTGAGAGCAGTCGTCGTCCCCGCGTAATTGGCAGGTGCAGTATTTCCGCTCAGTGCTGAAAATCCTTTCCATCGAGTAGGACCGTATACGCCAAAAGGAAGACTCTTGGGGTCTGTGGTGCCGTTAGCAACGGCGCTGTCCATCTCGACACGTACATACCGCGATTGATTCACATAGTCACCATATGACTGGTATCTCTTCTTGCTCGTTTCCCAAACTGTATAACTGTCCCCAATGCGTCGGGAAATAAAATTAGGAGAGTTGGGATTCAAGTTCACATCTGCGTAGGTTTCGACAGGGCGCATAGTGTTGTCACTATCACTAATGTCTCTCACTCGCACCGTGAATGTGCCAAAAGGTTTGTTCTCGTTAGGAGACGCCTTGACTTCCGTGATAGAAATCTTCAAATTACTTTGTGGCCATGAACCGTTCTCTAACCCAACAAATCTAAACAGTTTCTGCATGTTGGTGGGTGTGTAGATTCCGGCGGCGCCAAAGTCTTGAGAAAGAAACCAACCTGTCGTAGGACTGCTTAGTTGCATCCTCTGGACGTGTTGCATCGTATTGGACCCAGAGTCGAGACCGACCACCACCGCGCAAGAGGCAGTGGTAATGTTGTCGGAAACTGCTCGGTCAAAAGTTTCTCCGAGAAAATAAGTTTTTTCCACTGAATTAGCAGTCATATCTGCGTTAAGTAGAGTGGGGTTAGTATTGAAAACGTTGCGAATGTAGCGCTTACTATTTTGGTTGAAGTTGAACACAACCTTATCCGTTATAGTGCCGCTGTTATCTTTGATCTGTGCGGTGTATTCCTGATTGGTGCCCTGCTCCTTGAATAGTCCACAAGTACCTGTCTGATTGGCAGTTCCGTCCACCAAGGTACCGCTCAATTCAACGGCGCCATCTTTGGCGTAAAAAATAGCAGCAAGAACTCCGCCATCTAAGTGCGTGGTGCTTCCTGTGCCGACCATGAACAGTCCGAAACCACCGCCTGTAGTATAGGCAGTGCTCATCGCTGATCCGGTGGTTTGCCAGCCGGCCTCGCCGTTTCCAGTCGGGGCAGCATTATCATCTTGAATCCCCGCTAATCGCACAAAGGTAATTGGACTTTTGTTCCGCAAATAAGCTTGGGCAGCATAAGTTCCATAGGAGGGGGCACTGACATTGGGTCCTGAGCGCCATACATCTGGCGATGCTCCTCCAAAAATGGGGTCTCCGAATGTTTCTACGAATTCTGAAAAGGACCGAACTTGGATTGCCCTAAGAGTCGGACCCTTCAGGGAGCGCCCTATGATTACGGGACCTACCCCGCGTGGTATTTCCGGCAATTGAGAATTATCAATTTCAGCAACGAAAACTCCAGGGGATACAAACTTAAATTTATCAACTGACATGGCGGGTTGCTCTCCTTATAAATTATTACTTAGCGCATCTCTAATGCTTACTTTTTGCTTCTTTTAAATAGTTGCGAAAAATATCAAATGCTATTTTTATTCTCTATTCAGTGAACACCTTCCCGTCCCAGAAACGTTTATCTTCCATTATTACACGCTCGCGTGGCAACTTGATTTCGACAGCGTTTTCCCTTTCAACGATGTGCGGCTTAGATTGATTATCGGCCGATCCTACCAAATAACCCAAGATTTTTATATCAATAGCAGTCTGGTACATCCTTTCCTCATTCTCCATGCGCGCCACGTTATTATCTTGAGCGTAGGGCGCTTGCATAAATCCTTCATAGCGGTGCCCGTTTTGATGTAAAATAAAACTATTTATTCCCCCCGTCTTTACCATGAGAGGCTGACTCATTTCATTGATTTGCTGCTGATATTCGGCGCGCAACATAATCTTGTACATGACCGTAATGTATACCGGCATCGGAATAGAACGATGGGTATATACAATCTTTTTACTCTTCTTCTTTACTTTAAAATTCAATTGACCATAATCTTCTTTGGCGTCAGCATTTTGAAAATTCTTAGTCTTCGTCTGGTTTATGACTCTATCTAGCGGTATCGATCCTCCGCGATAATCGTTGATGGGAAAGATATTTGCTTGCAACGACCCCTTAAAGGCAGGATCCTTTTCTACTGAAACGCGCTCTACCGTAATGAGGGGAAGAATCAGAGCACCTTCTTTGTCTCTCAAACTCTTGCTTCGTTTTGATTGATAAGATCTTTCTGCCGCTGTCCATAAAACTGGAATCTTTTCCCACCCACGATTGGAGGTAGAAAAAATATTGAGTCCTTCATCAATCCAAGTATACAGCGCTAGGTCGATATTTTCTAAATCAGATGGTTCAAAAGTTATTATTTTCTCGCCCGTCTTTGAAATGATAGTCATGTTATTTTACCTCATAAAGAACTATAAAAAGGACTAGCATACCACACACAGTCTTCATTGAAATACCATTTATTAGATATCAAGAATGGACTCACTGGTGATGGTCCTGCGTCCGTCAAGTAGAATTGGTATCCCTTATACTTACATCCGTCCGCCACAAACTCTTGTAGCGTCTTATAGTCTAAGGATTCAGTATCCGCCGCAGAGAGTTTAGGAACACAGATTTTACAATCTGAGGGGATCTTCAAAGTAAATACACATACGTTGCGTATCCGATCCTGGGATAGTTGATATTTAGAAATCGATGCCTTGGGTAGTGGCGCCTCTTCAAATACTCCATCGCGCGCACGAATGCAGGTTGCAGCGATTTCCATCTTGTGGTCTATCTGCCCAAAAAGTCGCTGAGGTTCATTCAGAGATACAATCTCATAAAACAATCTACCATACAATATGAAATCGCCTTCTTGAACTTGTAGGTCCTGGTCATCAGTAAGTCGCCTCTTGTGAAAATGAATGGTTATCTTGGAGCGACGGTCGATGCCGTAGTTGGTAGTGTTAGTTTCCTGCCCTTCCCAGTTTATAAGGGCATTAACCTTGACTGGCGCCGTGAAAGTTTTATGAATCGCCTCGCCATACAAAGAATGAAAGTTGGTGTGCTTGAGACTAACAGGGTAGTACAAAATAGTCTGCCCTATTACGCGCTCGATTAATTCATCATTAACCTGCTTAACAAAATCTCTTTCTTTCGCCCCTGCGAACAGCGGCGGAGGAGGATTCTTCGGTTGAGTCCAAGTAATATCTTGTGCTGCCACTTACTTGACCCTCCTATCCTACAAAAATTGCTAACGGTATTCGTGCTTGTAAATTCTGAGTGCTCTCTACAAGGGCAGCGTCGCTCTCTGCCAACTTTGCATAAGTCATCTCTTCTAGGACTGTCTTTAGTTCTTCGCGCAGTGCACCCATTTCCTCTTTTGCCTGTGTGACAAGTGCCTCGCCATTAAGGGTGACCGATTCGCCTGGTATGGGAATGGTAGCGAATTTGCTCCTAGTAAGTCCAAGCATCTCTTTGCTTACTGCTAGCGCAAATCTTCTAATCCACTGTTTCCCGATTGAATTAATATTATTATAAGATATATTAGCGAAAGGTAATGTATTCATATTGTTGACGCCGCGCGTACCTGTATCGCTAGTGGGTTCGTCAATGAAAGGATCCTCGTCAACAGTAAATTCAAACCACACTTTTTTAAATTGATAGCGCGTTGGGATAGGGAAGAGCCTCAATCTATTGTTGCGAATATCAAAAGAATAGTGAGAGATGCGTGTATAAAGAGAATCTTCATATGCCATCGCTTGAAGTTTATTCTGCCAAACTGGAACTATTTGAAAAGTGCTGTCGTCTGCGTATTGACCATAAGTAGACAAATTGCCGATGACATTAATTCCCCCGTAGTATCCATAAAATCTCCACATCGCCTGCGGGGATTTATAGTATACCTTTTTGATATGAATTTTCTTGTTCCTGTCGAAAGTAAAAGCAGCATCAGTGCTCGCGGAGACAGCGGACTGCAAATCATAGTCCTGTTGATCTTCTACAATATTGATGGATGCAGAAAAAACCCGAAGGTCACCTCCTACGACGGCCTCTTCAGAAATGCCTGTCGCTATCCGGCGCGGGTAAGCAAAATTAAACTTTGGAAAGCGCAATTCGGCGCCCGTACCACTCAAAGAAGTTTTGAGAGTTCCCGCTTTCATCTCGCCGTCACTGTCGAAAGTTCCCGTAACATTTCCCAGAACATCTGATAGCACATTTTTAGATTGGTGAATATTGAGAATATAAGAATATTCTAATACAGACTCTTCGTAAGCCGCATAGACTTGATTGGCAGTCAATTCAACATCAAGAACGTCACCGCCCAACTTACGATAAACATACGCCACCTGATCTACTGCGCCGGAAATAAAATCTGCGCCAGTATAAACACCAAAGGGCAGAGATCCCGTGACATCGTTTCTAGTACCCGTCACGGGTAATACTACTAGACTTGAGTTTGAACTAGGCGATAAAGTAGGGACTGCCACATTGTTTTCCTCCGTGCTATATATTCCATCCTATAATTAGTTTTTCAAAAAAAGAAAGAGCCTTCATACAGAATATGAAGACTCTTTTCTTTTAGATAGTTGCTAGACTAAGAGAATTAGCCCAACAAATCTTCAACAACAACCAGACCGTAGAGATCGGGACGCACCATCTTCTTGGCGTATCGCGTCATGACGCCCTTTCGGGGCACGAAGTCTTCAACACCAAAAATAGTGGGAGTCGTTTGGAGTGGGACATAAGGAGCGTACACGTAACCACTTTCGAGGAACGAACTACCCTTGCGCCCGACCAGAACAACATTGCGAGGGAAGTAGGGGTCTACATAGACATCCCACTTCTTCGAAATATTGCCGACATTGACGGCACCAGCACTACCCTTATCATCATCATGAGTTACTCGGGCTTTGAAACCAGAGGTAAACTCAAGAATGTTAGAAACCTCAGGACCACAAACTAGAAAGTTTGCACCTCCACGAAGCGTCTTACGATGAATTTGGGCGGACACGTCATTAACGGTTTCGAGAAGAGTCTCGTACCATTCTGACACGTTTCCAGTAAAGTCAGCACCCAAGAGATTCTCGTTCGCGTTGGTGCTGATAGCAGCCCCGGTATCGCGAGTCAAGAATCGACCAGGACGGCGACTCCAATAAAAGGTACCAGCAGTAGCGCCGGCAACCAAATCTTCCAAAATCTCTTGATCAATTTCAAGAGCAATCTGCTCTGACAAAATACTCGTCAACTCAACTTCAGCATCAAGGTTGTGATAAGCGTTCAAGTCTTGTCCCAATTCTGGGGTCCACTTGGCTTTCAACTTCTTGGTGTTTGCCGTTACAGCAACACTGTCCACCTTGATGTCGATTTCGGGAATATTCGGATTGTTTTCCAATCCCCATCGCTGCGTAGCAACAACTGATCCCGGTTGTCCCGTACCTTGCGTAAAGTTATCAGTCTCTACATAAGTAACAGTTTGGGCGCCAGTCAGTGAAGTCATCAACAAGTTAGTCCCTTCAGACCCCGTGGCCGCATTCACTACCAAAATAGTAGTCTGCGATGATCCACTCAGCGAAGTGAGGCGGCGTGCTTGCTGCCCCTGCGCTGGTGCCATTGTAACGGACACCAGATCCTTCATGTTCAATTGCGAAAGCTCCACAGTCGTATCAATCGAAGCAATAGCTACATTGGTACCGGACGGAATATCCGCATCATAGCGACAAAGTTTTGCGCATTCCAAATCCACACTCGCTGCTCCACCAATGGTGCCAGAGACGAGCGCAGTAATGGTGGGATTGAGATCAGAACCCGTAGGAGATGAATAACCGTTGTTCAAGTTATAAAACGATTGCTCAATATCTGCCCCAGTCAAACTCACGCCACCAGTGATTTGCTGACCGACAGCGCCACCACCATATAGCGAAGTATTATTAGCGTTACCCAATCGGGACGTTTGTCCTGGTGTTCCACCAAAAGTGAAATCCAGGAAGAAGATAAGTCCACTAGGCAGACTCATCGGTTGAACCGACACCAGATCATTGGCAATCAATCCTCCAAACACACGCCGTACAATTGGAAACGCGACGGCGGCAAAACCTTCAACATCACCCCCTACTGCCAGCGTCGACGCTTCTCGTAACAGTTCTTTTGCTTGGTTTTCAAGCAAAACTGCCATATTACTACGNTTAGTACCGTCATCAAGACCCTCTAAGAGACCAGTCTTTTCCCACTTATCAACAATGGCGTGACCATCTTTGCTAAGATCTCGATTAACGATGCCTTCAGTTAATTTTTCTAAAATTGACATCTTTTTTTCCTCCTTAAATGATTTTTTAAATGCCTGCAAGTTTCTTCATGCGTTGCACATGAGGATCTTGCTTTTCTTTTCTTTGCTTTTGTCTCAACATCGTTGCACTACCTTTGGTAATCGCTTCGCTCAGTGATTTTGGTTCATTCCGTGATTCGACAGATGAACCCACTGCGCCTTGAAGAGTATCATAGATAGACTTCGCTGCATCGACTGAATCGGCATTACTAATAGCTTCGGCAATACGTTGTTTTTGCCGCTCATTCAAGGAGTTGCTAGTCAGCACTCGATTCGTGTAAACTAATTTAGCATTGGAGAGGTTTGTCTCTTCCAATGTATTAGAAAGTTTTCTTAAGAGAACTTTTAAATCTTTGTTTTCTTTTAGGACATGATTCTTCTTGGTCCTCAAAGATTTATTCTCTTTGATAATTTTTGAATTCGTTGTGGTAAGGTTTGTGTTTTCTTTTAGAATCTTTTTGTTTGATTCTTGAAGTGCGATATGTTCTTCATCATAATCCATATCACGCTTTAATTTTTTCCTGTGTTGTCCGCGAGCGTGTGCCAATCTCTCGGCATCATCTTCGGCGTTGCGAACATAATGCTCTGACTCTTCACCACCAGTATCTTCTGTTATGTCTTCGTCATCGTCATCGCGCTTATACGTACTCGTTTCAGTGACATTCACATCCTTTCCTTCTTCGCCCGATAGTTCTGCGCCCATTTCCGCGTCTTCATTAGATGGCATCCCATCATCGGTGTCCGCTTCGTCGTCTTCCATCAGAAGTCCCGACAAATCAATTTCAACATCCTCATCCTCGGTAAGTCCCAATAACTCTTCCTCTTCCTCTTCTTCGCCTGGAGGAGGCAAAACTTCTGGAGGAGTAGGTCCGGGCATAGGCGATCCGCCTTCGTCATCTAAATCTGCCATTATCTGCTGTAGTCCATCCATGTCAATCGTAATTGTTTCCCCCTCTTCGGGGCACGGACAAAGTTTCTCACCATCCACAGCAGCAAGAGGAACTTGATCTGCAATACCGGGTTCTATAGGAGGTGCACCAAGACCTGGCGCGGGTCCTCCAAATCCAAGACCTTCCTCGTCTTGTTCCAGCAAATTATCAACTGCTTCTTTAATCTGGTTGGAATATTTTCCAACTACAATGGCTTCGGCGTTCTTGAGCGCAACTTCTCGTAAAGCGTTGGCGTCTATGATTGCCTGTTTCAACATAGTATTTGATGACATATACCTCTCCTCACAAATAAAGATCTGTCTCCCAATAAATAGTTACTAGAAAGTCAAAAATCTTAGTTTATTGCCCATTATCCCCAATAATGCCTAGTTGAGCGCATATGGTTAGAGCAAACTCTACTATTTAAGCAGGTTTGTTGAGTGTAAATAGTATTATTGATAAAATGTGCCAGTCTACTCTGAAGACCCAGATACGGGTTGTACCGACTTTAGGACACTTTCTGGTATTTCTATCTTAACTGCCAGAGGTTTTTCTCGTGGCGGTGATGTTTTTTCTTTCTTTGGCATGTGGTCGTCTGATCTCTTTTTTCTCGATAGTCTTTCTGCCAACCCTTCCTCAATCAACATCTCATTGATGTTTCTGCCTCCTGAATATATGGTTCCTATTATTCTTCCATACTTGCCTGTCCTATCTTTGATCGTCTGGAGAACCACTTCCTTTCCTAATATGAGTTCCCGCAATCTGTCGCGAGCGACGAGCGCGGTTTCTTTATCTTTGCTTCTTATCTCGGCGGTATCTATATTAGCAAGACGTATAGTCTTGTTTGCTAATACCACTCCAAATCCTAACGCGATATCGGCGCGGCATGTGTCGCCGTCGTAAACCGACACAACCTTTGCTTTATAAAAATATCCTACTCCGTTTGCCATGCTTATAAGTAGTGGAAAAACGTAGATACTTCGCGTCTTAATCACACAAAAAACCAACAGCGCCACTGGGGCGCTGTCAGCAAAACAATTAATTATAAAATGTTTTTAGAGAGATCTATAAACTGTTAAAGGGCGACGGATACCACGACGCACTCTCGCAAAAGTACCACTTATCCGGATTGGAAAAGTACGTTCCGGCGAGAGTACCGCTAGGCACGGTGGATCCCAGATAGAGCATCGACCCGTTATAATCAGATGGAGTAACTGCGAGCGTATGAAGTGTCGCCTCATCCGCAGCAACCGATCCTCCATCATTGAATGTAGATATGCCTAACCTTCCCCTGACGGACGTTACATCTTGATTATCGCTGCCTAGCGTTGAGTTTGTACCAACATGTAATTGCAAAGCAACTCCAATGCCGCCGGCAACAACGACTGCCCCGGTGGTAATGTTACTGGCATCGGTTGTGTCGTCAACGTTAAGTATGACGCCGGTTGAGACATCTAGACTATCAGTATCTAAACTAAGTTTCACTGCGGAGTCTACAGAGAGATCAATCCCGCCGGCGGCATTATTAGCGTGCAAAACAATAGCATCTGCCGCCCCCTCAGTTGATATAAGGTTGATCGCACTGTCAGATCTAAGATCTAAATCATCATCTGCCGCTGACCCAGCAACTATAATGTCTATTCCGCCTGCACTGGTAGACATCTGAATTGCATCTGCACCTGTGCCGGCAGAACTAAAAACTAAACTTGAATCCGTGGCGCCTGCTAGGGCAATCGTAAGATCTTCAGCGTCGGCAGTGGAATTTAAAGTCAAACTAGCAGTGGATGCGGCGGTAAGGGACAGTGTTCCGCTAGCAGCGATGATGGGAACTTCCAGCGTGTCAGTAGTTTTAGTCCAAGTAAAACTACTGTCACCACCCAAACTATTAGCATCGTTAAACTGAACAGAGTTCAATGGTGCGCCGGGAGTGATGTTTGATGCAGACACATTCGTCAGTCCCGCACCATCTCCCCAAAATGTTGATGCAGAGACTGCACCAGATACGTCTAAAGTGCCTGTTACTTGGTGATATCCAGTAACCACGCGCCCTATTTTAGAATTGCCATCGTCCGTAAATCTAAAAGCAGTGAGCAAGTTGGTATCACCGCTCCCTGTAAATACTGCCAAACCTCTTCTTGCAACCATTACATATGTTCTCCTTCTATATTAGTGTGAATGGGTAATATGTGGAGACCAAAAAAATACTCTCTTTGTGCTTATTTTGTAGAAGCATTGGACCCCGCCTAACATATCTATACATAGTAAATTGGTAGATATACTTTCCCCCTCTTGGGCATTAAAAAACCAACAGCGCCACTAGGGCGCTGTCAGCAAAACAATTAATTATAAAATGTTTTTTTATCTAGATCTTATAGACTATTGAACGGGGATGGATACCAAGATCCACTCTCGCAAAAGTACCATTTATCGGGATTAGCAAAGGATACTCCCGAATTAGTGCCGCTGGCCGCCGTGACTGAAAGATAGATCATTGATCCATTATACGTCGCCGGGGTGGTGGCCATAGTCTCCAACAAGACCGCATCGGCAGCGGTCGCCGGGTCGAACTTGCCAATTTGCAAGCGGCCATTGACTGTCGCAACATCAGCGACTGCATCACCAAGGGTTGAATCGCCCGAGACGGTCATATCGCCTGTAACAGCAACCGTAGTTGCGTTCAAATCGATATCGCCCCCAGAATCAAGTTCAATCTCCAGGGCATTGACATCAACTTTCGTGGATTCATCCGCGCCGACAGTAATCGTTCTAGCAGACGCGCCCGTACCAACATTGATGGCACCCGTGTTGGCGTCATTACCAACGCTAATTGCACCAGCAGTAGAATTGAGTTCAACAACACCAGAAGCGTCAAGTACCATGCTAGATCCCGAGAGATTCACTGCACCTGTCGAGTCAAGATCTACACCGCCAGTACCAGCATCCAAATCTAGTGTGGTTGCACCAGTTGAATTACCAATGTTGACAGTTGATGCAAATGCACCAGTAGAAAGATTCACTGTTCTTTCGCCTTGTGTACCAATGTTGATGTTTTGGTCAACATCATCATTACCAATGCTAATTGCACCAGCAGTAGAATTGAGTTCAACAACACCAGAAGCGTCAAGTACCATGCTAGATCCCGAGAGATTCACTGCACCTGTCGAGTCAAGATCTACACCAGCAGTACCAGCATCAATGTCAATACCACCAGCAGCGGCATCGGCCTGAATCTTTACAGCGTCAGCAGCTGACTCACCACCGGTCAAAACCAATGAACCTGCGGCAGAATCAAGCGTCAAGTCACCAGCAGAAGTTGACCACGTTGAAGCGGCCGCAGCAGTTATAGTCAAAGCATGGCTAGCAGTAAGAGATGCTGAAACACTGCTCTCTCCTAGTCCCAGAGTATGTGTGCTGGGGACAAAGGTGAATGCAGAATCAGCAGCTAAGTCGTCACCACTGTTAAACTGAACGTCGCCAGTGTTTCCCGCAGCGGCAACTTCCGAAGCGGTAAGGTTCGTCAATCCTGAACCGTCGCCAGAAAATCCGACTGAACTAGTAATCGCCCCGAGATTTGATAGGGTACCAGTTATTTGATGTAGTACCTTGTCATAATTACCCGTAACATTCCCTGTTTTGGATTTCCCATCATCTGTAAATCTAAATGCGGTAAGAGCTTCTGTTCCTCCGCTTCCGGTATATACCGATATTCCTCTTCTTGCAACCATTTGTTTTTTTCTCCTTCGGGTTAGTTTTCCCGATTATTTATCGCAAGATCTTTAAAGACCCCGCCGATAAAAATACATCGCTCTGCAAGATTAATAATTTTTTCACTGCGTGATGCAAAGATCTCGCAAATAAAAAAACATATCAATCCGGAAGATTAATGATTTTTTTGTTTTATCAAGAATATATAATCGAAATTTGTAAGTTTTTTTACGAAAACATAACCAGAAGTATATTGTATCTCTTGGATTATATTGTCTGTCTATAATTTATCTATAGAGCGCAGCACATTTCATGCCGCAATAGTAAGTAGGGTTCCAGCAGTAAAAAATCCTAAAATTGTCAGCATATTTCACTTTATTTTCAGGGGTTTAGCATAGGAAGTCTTGAGGGCAGATCTGGTAAAAATTATCTTTCAGATCTCTCAGATCTCTCGTGCATGCCAGTTAAAATTTTGTAAATCCTATCCATTTTCCAGATGTTACAGAACAAAACCATATTGCCAAAAACCTTCTCAAACCCCTTCCCCTCTTGAAGAGAGTTTTGTACAAAAGACTCATCGTGATAGAAGTAAAGACTCTTATCTTTGGCGTAATACATAACTTTCTTTTGTTGCTCGTTTGCTCTCAAGCACATGTCCCCATCTTGATAGTTTCTAGACAAAGAGGGATTAAGTCCTCCATTCTTCACAAACCACTCTAAATCAATAATACAAAATGCACCCGTAATGTAGTGCTCGGGTTTATCACAGCAGACAGCATGATGATCCGCTGGAAGGAATCTACCATAGTGACCGGGCGTCATCGCCATTACCGTATTTTTGGTATCCGTCATGCCAATCTTGGGGAACATTACAGAACCTCCATACTGCACTGTCCCTTTATATTCTTGATTCATATGAGGGTAATGCTTCTGGATATTGATGCTCTCCTCTCTCTGATCCCACAGGGTTTCAGGATAGAGAAGTTTTGTGCCAGTTATTGTATTCTTATTTTCCTTATGCATCCTGAAAAGAGTTTTGAAAACATCCTTATTCGGCGCGGACAGGTCAGCATTCCACAGTACAATGTCCTTGCATCCCACTTGGTGTGCTACGTGTGCGGCGATGTTGTTGAGCATAGAAAAGTTGAAATCATTATCATATTTTACTGAGATATAGGACACTTCGTATTCTCCGCACAAACTTTCATTATAGATGCCGAAGGGGCGATCATCCACAACAATAACATTTGACTCCTCCATTACTTCATTCTCTTTTAGATTTTGCAAAACATATTGAAGAAGACTATAGTTTTCTTTTATTGTTATGATAGTGCAGGGTAATCTAGGGTCTATCCCCTCATCTATAAAATGGCACGTATACTTATCTTCCTGAGCAGATAACTGAAAAGTCCTCGCAAAATTGTAATTGCGGTCTTCTGGCAGTATAACCTCTATTCTTTTTTGGGAGATGGTAAAATCTTCACATTCTTCTATCTCTTCTTCAAAGAAGTCATATGAATAGCACTCATGTATCTCGGTGGTCATGATACTTTATCCTATCAAAGTATTTAATACTTGTCTTTGTCATATTTTTATCCTCCCGCAATAAGGTTTCATAAATAAGTTCCCCCCGTAAATTCAAGATTTTTATCGTCCGAAGGAATTTTTCTTGCATCCCTACTTAGTACAAACCACGTCTGGAACGTATGTTCCCATTTCAATTTCTTGTAGTGCAAGCGATATTTCATAAACAATGTTGCTAAAGTTTCCTCTGCGTGGGATGCGCATCCGGGATAAATCCACCCTTTCTGATCCGGTTTATAAATTTTAGGATACTTTTCTTTTAAAACAAACGTCATCAAAATCACTCCGTCGTCCTTAATGGCAGTCGAAAATTCAGATAATATCTTGTCGACCAAATCTTCGGCAGCATGTGAACAAATAGACTGCGCTAAAATAAAATCAAATTTCTCCACGTCCGAAGGACATTTAAAATCGTCATTATAAAAAAACTTAGGCTTTTTGATTTCAATCAAATCATTCCCCACCTCATTCTTGATAGAGTCATCGATTAACCACTTGTTGGGATCCAGTCCAAAGTATTTTTCAGGCAATAAATAAGGAATAAACAACCTTCCTGCCCGGAGAGAACCGCAACCAAAATCTAAAAGTGTATGATTTTCTCTCAACCCAAATGCACACAAAAGTCGGAATTGCATAGCAGCTTTGATATCCCAATGAGAAGGCGGTCCAACGTAAGCCGTATAGTGGTCAGTGGATCCCGGAGGGAGTTTATATATATCTTTTTTTGAATTCATTTTTTTCTCCTTTTTTTGTTACAAAAATTATTTAAATTAAAATTCCTAATTCTTTGAGCAAAATCTAACATAGTATCGTCCCTAATCACATTAAAATCTTTTCCTCTATTTTCTAAAAATTCATCTATGTCTTTCCTGGTGGGGAATCTTGGAGTGTTATACAGGGGGTGGTGGGCCCAAAGTTCTTGGGATGGTTTTCCCAATCTCCTGTCCACAAACTCTTCCACTGATTTGAAGAAATAGTGGTTAATCCACGCCCTCTCCACACTAAGGGTATCCGTACAACTTCTGCCAGTGGGTATTATCTCTCCCTTCTCATTTACCGTGTGCGCGCCGTCAACCAATGGCATACTGTGGGGGCGTGCGGGGCGCACTCCCATACATTCCGTTTTATCTGGTTGGAAAATAAGTTTTATCATATTCTCGCCGGATGTGGGAAAAAGAACATTCGGATTGGCACTTTTTATATACTCGCACTTCTTTTCTCTATAAAGAAATCTCTCTATTACATAACCAAATTGTTTTTTCTTTTGATTGGATGTGCCATAGTAAACCCAATTTAGTCCAACGGCACCATAATCTTCCAACTCACTCAAAAACCCCCTCAAAGAATATTCCTTAGACAAGCACAGAAACTCATCACAGTCGGCGCGCCAGATCCACCTTGTTTCAGATCCGTGGTAATATATACAGTGCTCCAGCGCTACTGTGGAAGGTCCATGGTGTGCCAAAGTTCTTCCCTCTCGTTCCATGGTAGAATTTATATTGTGCAAAGTTACCAATCCCTTATCAATAAAAGGTTGTAATATCTCCATGTAGTTATCTTTGCTTTTGTGATTATACAAATAGAAGTGTTCCACTCCCACTAAGA